GTTTCCCAGTCACGATCGATAAGGGCAGAGTATCACCTAGATCGTGCCCTAGTCAATCTAAGAAGGCACGGGATTAATGTTCAGCCTAATGGTTATTCAAGGCTAGCAATATTTGCAGGAAAGGATAATAACAATGGATAAAGACGCATTTCAAGACTGGTTAGAACAAATAAATACCCAAGACTTCATACAACTAGCTGAAGCATGGGCTGGTAATCCTGAAGAACCATTCCATAGTTGGCTAACTAGATATTACGCCGGTAATCTAGCAGCCGAGATGGAAGCAAGAATGGAAAGGTAAAAGTTATGCGCCCTAGAAGGTTGTAGTTATTCCACTAGGGCGTCTATTTAAAAACTACACAATCATAAAAGGTGAATAATGAATAAATTAATCAAAGATAAACTTGATAACAGAACTTGGCCTATATTGTGGAGGGCGCCACATGGAATAAAAAGTTACATGATTGATAGTTATGGTTACGAGTGTAGTAATGGTTTTGATGGGGGCTTTGATGAATACATAAAACAACTTGACACGAATGAGCTACCCATTGAGTGCCTACTCTTGGACACTAGGACTTATAACGCATTAAAACACGCTGGGATTGATTTTATAAAAGAAATCAAAGATCAAGCGTTTAGCTTGGCAGCACAACCACAATTGGGTAAAAATGGGTTAAAACAAATCCAAGAGAATATGGATAAACTCGAACGGGGCGAAGATTTACTGGAGTAAATAAAATGATTTATAACTCTATTATATACTATTAATAAAGTTTAATAAAACTATTGTTATTTCTTAATCTATTAGTGGTATTATAATAGTATAACCAAAAGGTTATAATTAACAACAAAGGTGGTGAACGATGAAAATCAAAACATGGGCGATAGCATCCCTAACTGCTATATCAATTAGTAATAGTGTACTTGCAAATGAATTGCAATTAAGAGAAGCTTCTGAGCACTTAGCTTACTTGAGTCAAAAAAGAAATGAAGCTCGAGTTAAAATGCAAACAACTAAAAAAGCATTTAAAGCTATAGATGGTGCTTATGATCAGCAAAAATCGGTAGTAAATGGCCTCCGTAAGGCTATTAAAGCCAAAGAAAAGGCTGAACGTAAGGCAATACAAGCAGAAGAAATTGCTCGTCGCTATGATGCGTATCTAGCTGATCGTAGTCATGCTACAGGTGGTGTTACTGGATTTAAAAAGGTGGGTGACTATGCTTACTAACGATATTAGTATTCAAGTAGAATATGAAGAACTTGGCTCATTAATAAAGAAGTTTGCTGATGTTGAGATGGATGATGAGTTCAAGGAGAATTTGGAGCGAATGTTTATAGATGCGGCTGATAGGTTGCACTTGGCGCATCAATTGAATGAGATGTTGGAGTTGGATTAAAGAAATGATTGAAGATACAAGAATAAAACTAGTCCCTGATTCTACTGGGCTCGAGATAGATAACGAGAGATTAAAGTGGTTATTGGATAGGTATGCCCAAACTATTAACGACTTAGTTGTTAAATTAGAAGGCCCATATAAGGCTGGGGATCTACCCCTCCATAAACCTTACTTAAGCCGAGAGAAATCGGAATCATTGGAGGGGTATTTAAATGAGTAAAACTTTTATACAATGGAAAGGTACGGATGTTTGCATGGATGTTTATTGCAAATGCGGGCATCATTTTCATCTAGATGGGATGTTTTGTTACTATACAATCTGCCCAAAATGTAAAACAAAATATAAATGCGAGCCTGAGATTCAACTAACAGAGGTTGAAGTGGTTGATGGACCTGTGTTAGAAGAGGTGAAAGATGAGCAGTAACTATTTAAATTACGAGCTTAGTAAGCAGTTGAAAGAGTTGGGGGTTGAGTTTGAAAGCCGAGGCGTTGATTCATACACCTGGGTATTAGAGGGTAATCAATATTCCGTTAAGCGTGGGCATTTTTTTCTAACTTATTCTTTGGGTAATGAGCATAAGATTACTACCTTTGCCGCCCCATCCACAGCCCAACTGATTGATGAGATTGGGAGGAGGGAGAAGACGTTTGAACTGTGGATTGATGAAGAATTTATTGTGGATGCAGGTTACTGGAGAGGGCAAGACCCTTGCTGCACAACGGCACTAGGAAAAGCATTGATTGAGTTGGTTAAAAACGAAAAGAGGATTAAATGACTAATAAAGTAACCAGCTACGAAATATCAAAGCGCCTAGATGAGCTTGGCTTTGAATGCGATAGTCATTGCGGATGGTGGAACTACTATGGTGAAGGATTCGCACCAGAATGGACGGAGAGTTTATATTTAGTTGACACATCGGCTGACCCTAGCAATCTACTTGCTTTCCCAGAGCATACAGCCTGGAAAGCCTATGATTGTTTTGATTTGTTAATGTGGTTGAGAGATAATATGGAAAACAAATATCAAGGAGCACATTCCTATATTCATAAAGTATTTTGGATACACCATGATAGTGTTGGAGGTTTTGCAATTGTAGATACACCTATTGATGGTTATCCCTGGGGGCGGGCAGACGAACCCCAAAATGCACTAGGATTAGCAGTAATAAAGACATTGGAGTTGGATTAAAGAAGTGATGAGTAACGAAGAAAAGATGGAGAGGATAGAGCCTATAGATATGGCAGACAGATTTATACAAATGGGAGACCTTAGGCTAGAGAGCGTGAATACAATAAACACCTTAATGGCAGAGATGGTTTGTAAGTTTAATGAGATACTGGACCGAAAGCAGAAGGTGGAAGAGAAGAAGGAAGTGAAGAAATGAAGGACCTAGTATTACAATCAATAGACCACTGCCAGAGGTTTGCTCCAATAGCTAAGAGGCTGGGGATTGAGCCGGACTGGGGTTGGGTTCACTATGAAACAGAAGAAGATGGAACACAGCTTTGGATGCTAGAGCATGAAGAAGATTACTCACCTTATGACGATTATGAATTAGGTTCCTGGCGCCAGGACAAGCTAGAGCTGGCGTTGCCTGAGTGGGTTATTGGCGCAACTTTCTTGACTTTTAAAAAGATACTACAAGAAGATTATGGACTTGGGAAGAAGGAGGCATCTCATTTAGCTAGAGAATTCAAAGGCGGTAGAGGCGAACCCAAGCGCCAAGCAACAGTAGAGTTAGTTGAGTTGTTGGATAAGGAGGGGGTGTTGTGAGTGAGAATTTGATAATTAAACAGTTAACAGAAGATCAGTATCAAATAGAATCAGAGGATCCGTATGGTGATTATAATTCTTGTTGTTTAATATTAGGTAGAGAGTCACTACTTGAACTGAAAGTAAAACTTAATGACCTTTTCCCTGATGTTAAAAAGATGAGGGAAAAGTGTGAAACATTTAATCGTGTAAGAAATGCTTACTTATGCAACAAAGGGATAACTATTAGACAGATTTCATCAATACTAGGTATTGGGCATGGCACAGTGACATACCACTTAGAAAGGATTCCTGAATATAAAAGGAGAAAAAATGAGACTTAAATTTTCATCAACGATAAAAGAAACAGACAAAGAACGAAAGGCAAGAGAGACTCTAGATAATTTAGTGAGCGACGCTGTTATGAAACACACTGAAACACATTTTACTGTTTTTGGTTATCCTGATTATAGCTGGGAGCAAATTTTTGAAAAGGCAATATCTTCTGGCTATTATAACGGGAAAACAGTAACTTATAAGACACCTAAAGGGACGATTACTTTTCATGCGGAGGTGAATGCTCCAAATGACTAAAGACCTATGCCTAGAATCAATAGACCACTGCAAGCGATTTGAGAAGATTGCTACCAGGTTAGGGATTAAGCCGGATGGTTATTGGGTAGGCAAGAGAACTTGTAATTATAGTGCCGCAATGTTAGCAGAAATGAGTTATGAAGAAAGAATGAAACGGAACCTGGAGTTTAAAGAGACTGTAGAGTTTAAAGAAAACCATCCCTTTTTTAACATACTTAGTTATTTAAGCTCAATAAAAGGAGAAATTTGGTATTACTCAACCTATAGGCAAGACAAGCTAGAGCTGCCGTTGCCTGAGTGGCTATATGACGTGCGATCAGAGAAAAGGTTAGACTTCTTGTCTAAATTAAATGAGAAACAAATGCGTAATGTTTGCGACCTATTAACTTTCTCTAAATTTCAAGGCCCACTAGGTGAACAAAAAAGAATTGCCACTGTAGAGTTAGTTGAGTTGTTGGAGAAAGAAAATTTACTAGGAGGTAAAGACAATGATGGAAGGAATAAACCAATTATTTAGCACACCAAGCGTACACAGCTTGATAGTGGCAGGGATAATATGGATCACGATATTAATAACAAGAAAATAATAGGAGAACAAAATGAAAAAACTAATAATACTACTAGCACTAACACTACCAGTAAGTGCAAGAACATACACATACTCAGGGACTAACCAATATGGAACGCCGATAGATGTGGAAATAACCAACACTAATGGGAACCTTAGAGGCTATTCCTACAACTATGAAACTGGATACTCACAAGAAATAGAGTTTAATCAACCAAGCTCGGGGCTATCTGGCAGCATGTTCGATTATGGTAGTGGTAGATATACTGATGTTAATATCGACTCTTACGGTAATACAGACCTATGGGAATACTAGGAGGAAACAATGAACGAAACACAAGCAGCAATTAACGAAACAGAACTCTTCTGCTCACTAGAAGATATGGCTACTAGACTTAAAGGACTAGCTAGAGCAGGCATCATAACTAAAGCCTTTGCTCAAGACACATGGCAGCTCCACGTTAGATCACTTAGAAGATCCTACATCTATGCAGAAAACGAAGGCATGAAAGCTATGGACACCATAACATCAGCACTCAAACACGAAATAGATGACATGGATGAGTTTACACAAGAGCTTAAAAACTCATACACTCAACTCATAGGAGATGGAATCCCACTCATCCCAGATGAAAATCTATGGCTCGATGGTGAAGATTAATTATAATTAATTATAAATATAGTTACAATTTAACCCATATTGTGTATAATAGTATTATAAAGGTGGTGAACAAAATGGCAAACATGAAACAAGAGGCAATTAACAATGGGGTATTTGATACAGATCCTTATTGTGATTTAGAATTCGAGGAAATCAAACAGATACAGGATAGACTTAGTAAAACTCGCGGCTATCAAGTGGGCTTCTATGAAGCGCAAATGCATTATCATTTCGATCGTGTAGATGAAAAGATTAAAGAGATCAACTCTCATCTTAAAGGATTACCTGTAGCTGTTGAATATACAGACGATGGGGAGGGTACTACTTATGAGTAATAAAAAGATACTAACTAAACTAAATATAATACGCAACAAGATTAAAGTAGACAAAGAAGGTTCACGTTACAAGGCTTTCACTATAGCTAAACTTAACGCTGAACTTAATCCACTGCTAGAAGAGCATAAAGTTGGCGTCTCATTTAGTGTACAGGAATGCAATATTAAACCAGTGGAAAAGGCTAACGGTAACTATGCTTTTGTAATTCATGGTACTTGTAAATATGAAATCCATGATCTTGAATCTGACGACTCAATAGAAGTTATTACTGGCTTTACTGGTATGAACTCTGAAGGTGATCCATCAAAGTCACAAGGTAATGCTCATAGTTATAGTTATAAATATCTATGGGTTACCCTGCTTGGTCTTACTGATGAAGAATCTGATGTTGATTCACCAATTAATCAGAACAACGCAATGCTGCAAGAACAAATCTCTAATGCTAACCCTATAAGCAAGGATGAATCTAAAGCTTTATACAAAGGCTATGAAGAAGGGTTTAGTACTTGCACTACTAAAGAACAAGTAGAAGAGCTTATAGAAGAAGCTAGGGTTGATGTAAAAGATATGCTGAACTATGAGAAACAGAAGCTTAAAAAACTAGTGGAAACAACTAAAGAAAAATGGGGTATTGAATAAGGAAAAAAATAATGGTAGAGACAATAAAAATAAATGATGTAGAGTACGTGAGAGCTGATTCAATTTCACAAGAAGCAGTCAAGAATAAGGATGGGCTGAGGTATTGTATCGTGAGAACTTATTCAGCTGGCGTGTTTGCTGGGTACTTAACAGACCGATCAGAAGATGGTCAGAGAGGTACTGTATTAGAAGCAAGAAGGCTTTGGTATTGGTCTGGTGCTTCTAGTTTAAGTGAGGCAAGTCAACAGGGTTTTGCTAATCCTGATGATTGCAAGTTCCCTCAAGAGGTTCCAGAGGTTGAATTAACTAATATTATCGAGGTAATCCCTTGTAGTGAAAAAGCTCGCCAATCAATTAAGGATGTGAAGATATGGTCACAACACTAACTGGCTATGGCTCTGGCTCTGGCGATGGCTCTGGCGATGGCTATAGCTCTGGCTCTGGCTATGGCTCTGGCGATGGCTCTGGCTCTGGCGATGGCTCTGGCGATGGCTCTGGCTATGGCTCTGGCTATGGCTCTGGCTATGGCTCTGGCGATGGCTCTGGCTATGGCTCTGGCTATGGCTCTGGCGATGGCTCTGGCGATGGCTCTGGCTCTGGCGATGGCTCTGGCTTTGGCTAGGATGGTGGAGAATAATACAACTAAGGAAAAAAAATAATGGTAGAGATAAGGAAAAAAACAATGAACGACAAATACAAAAAACTAGGCAACGGATCACTAAGTAAAAACCAATACAAAGAAGGGAATCAACCCGACTTTAAAGGTAAATTAATCGTTGAAGAAGAACTCCAACCAGGAGAATATTCTCTTAGTGGATGGAAAAGAGAAGGTGATTATGGAGAATTTATCTCACTATCGCTTCAACCTAAGTACGAGAAGAAAAAGAAAACTGAGAAACAAGAATCACTTGATTTCTAGTAAACAATAGGTGGTGAACATGGAAAGACAGAAAATGCTTAAAGTTAAAAAGCAAGCAATAATTAAATACAAATATGCTTACAATAAAGTTCTAGATAAACTATCTTCTAAAGGTAGGTTTCTAAGAAATAAAATTGAACAGAATGAAATGGAGCTTAAAGCAATGCTGTATTCATAAAAGAAGCCCCCGGTGGTGATGAAGGGGGCTCTTATTAATGTACCACGAGGGGGTTAAGAGAAGACAAAGGAAAAATTAAACATGGAAGACAAAGAAAAAACAACAAACCTCACACTCATAGGGGTTAACGTAACCGAGAATAATATAAAGCAACTGGACGAGATAACCGCAGAACTCTACGGGTATGACGCTGAAAGAATGCAATCATCTACCGTTAGATACTGTATCAACTATGCTCATAAAAGAATGTTTGAGGGTTCAAATGACTGACCATAATGAGCCAACAATAAAGCCTCAGCCATATTATCATCCTCAACACGAGACCTTTGAGTCTTTAAAAGATTCACCCCAGGGTATAGCTTCTTTGCTAAATCTATTGAAGCTTGCTTATCTGAAGATAGCCCATAGTGCCTTTTCCAAGTTACTGGAGCTATTCCAATATAACGGCTATGCAACCGGATCAAACCACGTAGCTCGCCAAAATCCTGATACCGCACGCTCATGCCACTCGTGTTCTTGCCAATCGGCTTCTCGACATAAACAATGTCAACGCCGTCCAATGACCGAACAAATACGGAGCAATCAAGTTCCCCATCTTTCTTGCCATAAGGAAGAGGATGAAATTCTGGATTACCTTCGCGGAGAATACACATAATTCCGAACCGTCCGATATCAATTCCCGCTACAGTCCAAGTCATACAAACATTATAGGAGAAAACAATGAATCAAGAAAGACAAGAAATCTGCAAATCACTAATAAAAAATCTAACCAAACATGATCCAGCATTAACTGCCACAGCATACAGATATTACACGGATGATGGAACTGTTTATCGTATTAGAATAGAAAGAGAAGGACATCTTACTCCTAAAAGCGACGAAGAACAAACTTCAACCGAAGGATTCGATTACAACCAAATAGCTTCGGAGTTTGAAAAAAATTAACACATAAGGTGGTGACCAATGAGTGAACAAGATCAAACAAAATACATAGCAGGTAAACCAATATCCCCAGAATCGAGATTCCAAAAATGGATCGGTGATGTACACGTAAGAATCTCTGGACTTGGTAGTTATGACCTAACTAAACAAAGTGTTATCGACCATATAAAAGCCTTCATTGATCCACTGGATCTTGATATCAACCTTGTGTTCGATGATGATGTAACCTACGGTGGTATCAACTTTATCTTTAGACATAGAGGTAAACAACCCGATCCGTTTACCACTAGAGAAACTACTGCCTATACTTCCTACCAATTAGGTCCACATAAAGTTGCAGTCCCACATACTGTCATGGATATCAGAATTGACCTAGATATCATAAACGAATATAAACCTGATGATAGTAGGCAATATGCTTTTTATAACGTAATAATGCACGAACTAATACACGCATTATTTATAAAGCATCATTTGGTAGAACACACTAAAGTACCTAGAGCCCTCATGAGATCAAAACTCAGCTCGGATAAACTCTACTGGACCTTCAATGATGAACAACTTTTACTACAGAAATATGGTAAACAAGGGGAGGGGTTTACCTTCGACGACACAGACATCGGGAAACATGTACACATAATCTACAAAGGAAGAAAGAAAAAACAATTTTCCATTAGTAGAAAAATTACTGACAATGAAATGTATATAACAAACTTGCCCAATGGAAGACGCAAAATTGTTATAGAATAATAAATAGGCCCTTAAGGTTTTCTTCTTTTTTCATTTTCTTTAAGGGCTCTATTTATAAGGAGCAATATATGAAGATTAGCATACCAGTAGTAACACCGACCCTAACAAAATTAATAGACAAAGCACTACCCCCTACACCACAACTATTAGCCGAGAGACAACGGAATAACAACATGAGGCTACATCAATGAAACTACCCTTTCTTAAACTAACTCACTATAAACAAATAGCAAAAGAACAAGATGTAGATCTGTCTAAGTTTACAAAAGCAGAACTGACAGCTGCCGTAGAAGCTGGTGGTAAAACTATCAGTAAACAACTTGAACAAGTAGCAGCAAATCGTATTCGAGCAATATCACTAGCAAAAAAACAAGGATAAATACACGCCGTGGAGCTGGACAATCGCATTACTTTTTGGTTTGATCAATCTAAACCACGCGTTTACGATGATTTAGATAAAGCTATTAACCGCTATGAAGAGATGTCAGGCAAGAAGTATTGGCGTTCTACCAAACAAAAGAAAGGCAAACCACGAGCGCGCGTTAAGGCTAACAAAAAAGGATCATGGCACCACGTAGATAATGATAGATCTAATGGACATTGGATGAATTTATTTTGGACTGAACATGATCAACAACATAGCAATTTACACAATCAACTTCATCAAGCAGCTAGTGAATTAATTAAATCAGGTGTCCTGGGTTTTGACTGGAAGGATAAAAAATACTTTGTAGCATGGAAGCCATTGGCTGATTGGCTGAGGAATTGGAGGGCTAAGGGTGAGCCTAATTGGCACCACAACGAAGGGTACCGATCAAAAGATAGAGAATTTTTAGTTCAAATGCATGAGGCTCTATTCGAAAGTAAAAAGACACAATCGCCACAAACCAATGCTGGCTCATGACGAGGGGGATATTTGTGTCCTTCCCATTAAAACCTGAGGGATGATTATCTTATATCACACTATTATTATGAGGACGTTATGATTGAAAAAAAAATTAAACAAATAGAAGAACAATACGAAGAAATAATTCGGTCATTAACTGCAAGGCAGATTGCGGCTCTATGTTTGTTTCTGCAACACCGATTTATAACCAGAGCTTTGATCCGAGAGGTACTATCCGCCGAATTAAATAGCCGTAGTGGTGCCTGGCGTGTCCTCTCAGAGCTTAAATTAATGAGGTTAATACAACCAGAGGGTGATAATAAAGCAACTAAATATAAACTTACACAATTAGGTAAAGAGGTATTGGTTAGATTGTAGGTATTTTAGCTGGTAGAATAGAAACATGAGAGCTCGCTTCGCATCCAATATAAAATCTGAACGAATCGATGATGATCACATCAAACTTCTTGAATCATTTACTTTCATTGATTCAAATGGATTAAAATGGACAGCACCAGCTGATTATGTGTCCGATGGAGCTTCGATTCCAGTTTGGTTGCAACGTATAGTGGGGCACCCTTTCGACGGTAACTATATTGAAGCAGCAGTGATTCATGATTTCTACTGCTATAAAAAACTTAGATCACAGAAAGACACTCATAAGGCTTTTGTAGAAGCCCTTAAAGTCGATGGAGTTAGTTGGGTTAGAAGGACCTTAATGCACCAAGCGGTTAAAATATACAACCGACTTATGAACCCAAAATGGGCTTAGGCTATGGATGAGATGGCAGGACAAATCCGTGATATCGATCATAGACTCACTATTGCGGAGAGTAAAATTGACACGATAGATAAGCACTTAACCACTCAGGGATCTACTCTAAAAGAAATAAAAAGCGAACTGCATGATATCGGCTTGACGATAGCTTCCGGCAAGGGCTGGATCCTAGGAATCCTAGGAGTAGGAGCATTCCTCTACACAATGTTAGACTGGGTTATCCAGTTGATTAAATAACCCATTCTTCATCTATTAGTCCAGCTCCCGTACCTTCATGAATAAAGTTTTTCTTGGAATGCAAGTAGGTCTCACCTCGAACATATCTTGCAACAAACGCGAAGAAAGCTGATAAAGGAACATCAGGACTATAATAGTCATTAGCGCAAACAAAAGTACCATCTGGGCTAAACCTCCATATGTGTAAGCTATTCTCTGATCCTCCGATTTCCTTATTATAAGCAAAGGATCTATAGCCACTCGTTATTATAATTGGGACCTCTTTTTTAAAATAAGCACATGCGGCATCCCTAAGTCGCTGCATCGCTGCCATTCGATACATAGCTAAGGGCACTAATTCTTTTGGGAAATCCTCTATAGGAGAATGAATAATCTCTTGTAGGCTAAAGTTTCTATCTTTATAATTTGGAATCATTTATTCTTCCGGTTCAGGAATTAAGGCTTGGTAACTAGGTTGATCCAATGGCACAATACCAGCCGTCACCAAAGATGCAAATTCAGTAGAACCAAAATGCTTCACCCCATTACTAAACTCAAAACCTTTATTACCAGTAGTTAAATCTATAACACCTCTACCATAGTGAGCTGCCCACTCGGTCCATGTTCTATCTTGAGTGACTTCATTTTCATCCACATAAGTTCCACCCTCTATACTACTAGGTACGTTCTGGGCCATTTGAGCTGTGGTTAACTCTAGGTATGCTGGATATTCATAAGTCAAAACACCCTCAGTATGCAAACCTAAAACTTGGGTCATACCAAAGACAGAATAATCAACTACATTATAAACAACTATATAACCCGATTTAACAGTTTGACTTTTAGAAGTTTGAAGATCTAATTGATGAGCTAATATCTTATAAGGATCTGAGTTACTAGGCTTAGCTAAAAACTCCGAATACTTAGCAAAAGGAATCTCAATCCTAGGCGGTGAATCATTAAACATTTTTGGTATTAAACTCATAGTCCTATCCTTTAATTAGTATACCCCTCATTTGTCATAGTAGTATCATCCGTAGTATCAAGACCCGATTTAAACATAACAAAATCAGACTCCTGAACACTCGAATCTTCTTTCTTATAATGATTAGTTTGACCAGATGGACTGAACGAATCACCAAAATCATAAGCAGTTGGAATAGTGTAAACAGGGAATGTCGCACCATTCACAACCCCATGATTATTATTAGAGCTAGAATCTAAAGCATTGCCAGAAGATAATGGGTAAGACGATCCACCTGTAATACTAAAATCTCTAACCTGACCATTAAAAGGTAGTGTATTAGCCACGCTAGTACCAAGGCGAGTACCGACAGTGCTAGCTGTAGATGGACCAACTGAACCTGTCATTGCCACCCCATCTAATGTTGCCGTAAGCGTATGTCCCGATGAGTCATAAGACCATGTGATGGTATGAAAATTAGATGTATCAGTAAGAGTTTCCGATACATTAGCAAAAGTTGAGCCATCATAAGCAGTAAGCCTAATACTGTTACTGTTTATACCAATATAAAATCTATCATCAGTCGCTACCGCTGAACCAAGGATTACCTGATTAGTACTTGTATCATCTAGCTTAATAGTAATACTCCCGTTATGATCTGAAGCTTTTGATAATTGAGAATTAATTGACGAGAAAGAAATATAATCATCGGTCCCATCAAACTCTGCATAACCTCTATAAACCTGCTGGGTCCAAGGTGCAGTGCTAACACCACCAGTAAAATCTATTTGAGTTTCTGCATTATTATGAATCGCAACTGCTGGATTTGAAATAGTAGTACGCAGGATAGAAGTTCCATCACTAGCACCAGGAACTCTTATTGCCCAGAAATCTGCAACCGTTACATTAGTTGCAGTACCATCATTTGAGTTACCCGAATTATCAGTGATAGTTGTTCCAGAACCTTCCGATATAGGACAATCAATTATCGTTGATCCATCCACTGTTATTTTTAAATCAGAAACTTGACCCGTCCATGTAGCCGCTGTATTAACTACAGTAGGGCTAATTGCATAAGAACCAAATATAAACCTAACATTACCACCCTTGATTGTTGCAGCAGATAAAGTACCACGAGAGGTGCCATCAACGTAATAAGTAATAGTTCCAGAAACTCTCTCTATCCTTAGTTTAACTATATCGCCAGTATTGAAAGTTCCACTAGGTAATAAAGAAGATGTCGCAGTACCATTAGAACTTACTGTTAGCTGAGGGGCTCCTGAAATAGCTTGAATTAAAATCTGCCTATTATTAACACTGCTCTCCCATGCACCAAATAGAACATCATTGGTAGCAGGGATCTCACAAGTAGCCTCAATAGTAAAATCATTAGTGCCCCAATCAAAGTCTATAATCCCATAATCAATATAGTCATTAGTACCATCCAACCTACCAACAAAATCAAATCCCTTTGTAATATTGTGATGGAATACATCCTGAGTAGTTCCCCAGAATGTTGATTCAGTTATATTGGCAGCAGTACCATGATTGCCATTGCCTGATATATCATAAGCCACGATACCAGCACCTTCTGAAAGTGCATAACCTAGGTCTGGAGATAAGTCAGAACCGTTATAGATTGCTAATGCGTTAGCCGATTGGTCGGACCCCCAATACTGAAAACCAGCCATAGACCCGCCCCAAGCGAACCCCCCAAAAGAGCCAAGCTGGATGCCGGCATCCGTTGTAAACCCTGTCCCTTCATCATATGTTGAATCTAGTTCTAGGACACCATTAATGTAGGACTTTAATCCGCCTGCGCTGTCCCACACTATTATCAAGTGCTTCCATGTATCGTCGAAAAAATCACTGATGGTTCTACTGACGACACCCGCGCTAGTGCTGGACTGAATTTGCATCGCTGCCCCTGTGCTTGACCGTTGTATCAACCAGTAATTCCCGGCTGCTTTGCGGGCAAAAATACCCCAAGCACTACCAGTGGCAGGAGCCTTAACCCACATGGCTATAGTCACGTTCACGGTTGCAGATAACGTTGTGTTTGATGCAATTTCGTCATCCACCCCATCAAATGTTGCACAATGACTATTAATTAACTTTCCGTCATGAGGGACTTCACCTGTGTATTGTAAAGTGTTACCTAGCACGTCATTAGCGGTATCGCTTTCATCACGAGGAATACGGTCTGCAATTGAAGATGCAGCAATAGGATCAACTTGAATACTGTCAATAGTTGCTGTTAGCGGTGTTGCACCATTATTAGAGCGAAAAAGAATTTGCAACGACTCCCCAGCAGGCAATTCATGCGTAGTGTCTATAGACTGACTTGATGTATAAGACCCAATTAATGCGGAAGCCGATCCATCATTACCGAGGTACACATTGCACGTGCCAGCCGAATGGGTTAATTCAAATCGAACCCGGTACGTTTCTGCGTTAAGCACATAACCCGTCAAATTGATCGTTGCCTTGTTAAACGCTGTTGCTGCAGTTGCTGTCAGTGTCCCTGTGCCAGTATCATTCGACCACCCAGTCCCTAAAGATGCCCCAGCCGTACCTGACCATGCTGCGTCCGTATACCCCACCTCATTCTGCCAACTATACGGTACATCATTGCCTTCATAATGGAATGTGCTGGCTGTTATATTTGTCTTGGTCCCATCGTTACCATTTCCAGAACTGTCATAGGCTATAGTAGGATTATTGTCATCCATCTTATAATGGAAGATTAATGTCCCGTCCTGAGTAAACTTAAAGTCACTCATGCGCCCAGGCCACGGCTCAATATTATTACCACGCAGCCCAATCCGGAGAGTATCAAAAGGTCCCGTCGGGGCAGTCATCGTTTGAGTACCAAAACTAACTCCATTTAAAAAACCTGCAATCTCATCTACGCCGTCCCACGTAAGCTTTAATGTGTGCCAAGTATCATATGTAAAACCAAAATTCTGGAGAGGAACACTTCTCCAGGACGTCACACCATCGGTAAAACCGCCGAAATTAAACCCCCAGTTATTCACATTTCGGTGACGAAGAGAGAAGCTAGAGTTATTGGTCGAGCCTAAAAAATCTGAATCTACTCCCGAAGCACTACTGGGGAAATAGAGCCTAAACTCCAACTCCCACGTCTCAGACATATCCATTGTAAGAGCACTTGGTACGGCAACATAATCATCCGTACCATCAAAATCATACGCACGACCAGGTTGTATATCCCTCGCTGTTCCAGTCCTAGAACTATCAGCGATAGAAGTACCACTAGGAATAGCATTTAAACGCTGCCATAAAGCACCCAATGAAGACGGGGTAAAAGGGGCAGCAGCAGCCGACAAGACAGCCTGCATCCCTAGCTTTAAGTTCCATGGATAAAAGGATGTCATACAGGCATAAACTCCACAGTAGCTGACGTAGAACCATCATTAGCTATTGCAGAGATTTGCGTGTTAGCAGGGAAAAAAGAAATATATTCCCTATTCTCATAAAACTTCTTACCAGTAGAAGTCGTTACAGTAGTTGGAGCTTGGTTCCCATGTCTTATCTCTAATCTAAAAGCGGTATCACAACTAAACTGATATACACCAGCAGTAGTAAGGGTTAATGAGCCAGCTGTACCAGAAATACTTATAGTTTTCAAAAGGCTAGCATCACTAGAATCACGGGTACGATAAGTACCTACTTGAATCGCAGTTCCGCACTGATCATCTGGATATAACAATGTGCCATCAAAACTCATACTTCTATTATAAGCTATAAATTAACACTATTTTTTCTTGCGACAAGATTTACCACTAGATTTTTTAGGCATTGACTTTTTACCATATCCTGATTTCTTCATTGGTTTTTTCCTTTTATTATTCCCAAATCCTTCACTAAACATTCCACCTGTATTTAAACTTGCATCCATATTATCTTCACCAAGAACGGCACGCCCAATATCTAGCAGTTAACTTGCTAGGTGGATCGGTATCGCATTTATGCCTCGCTCTAAAACTCTTTCTTCTTTTAGGTTGACTCTTTTTAATCGTCATATTCGCATCACCAAAACGAATTAACTTTGTCTTATCACCCTCTTTGGCTAAAACTACAAACTTTTTCCGGGGATGACTAGGAGTGCGCTTAGGTTTATTATAAGCACTTAACCCATATCTCTTAAGCTTAGGGTCCTTAGACACTACTGCCTAACTCCCTTGCGAGCTTCTTCTAGAATTGACTTTAATTTATTACCTATTGGAGCACTAACATGCCCTTCGCTCATAGCCAAATCAACCATTGTAATCATTACGGTTAAACCCGCATAATTAGCAGTTATCTTTTCGGTAGCGAAATAAGCCTGCACTGTCTTTGAAGTTGTTAACCACAAATCAAGCTCAGATATCTTACCGGCATTTGCAAATAACATCACAATGTCATTGCGATCAATACTTACACTCGAAACTTTACCCTCTAGTGGTAATGAAACCCATTGCTCAGTTGCAGTATCCCATTTACCAGTCTTACCATTCTCAGTTTTCCATATAATTGACATTAGAATAAACTCCCTGTTCTCTCAACATAACCACTGGTATCATTCAACCCTATGATCTTCGCACCAGTAGCACCATTATTAGCAGAACCTGTACCACCAGTTCCTACGGTAGCAGCTCTAGTACCCCCGGACTTAGTAATTGTCGGAGCCCAGAATTGAATGAGTCCAGAACCACCACCAGCTCCACCATCCCTGCTGCTTCCGCCACCAGTATTATCCCCTCCAGCACCGCCGTCACAGCTAATATCACCACTAGAATGAGTAATTGATGTCTTTCCAACCGCATATAAAAATCCTCCATAACCACCACCAGGAGCAGCCTTGCTATCTGTTGTAATATTCCCAGCATCACCACCATCAAAATTGATAGCAGCATTAATAGTAATTTGATTTGAAATTAAAACTAAACAAGCATTAGAAGATACGCCCGTTGTACCACCGCCACCAGTTTGTTCTCGGGCCGAACCACCACCAGCCTGAGTTCCAACTCCATCAGCACCAGAGGTTGTATCACGAGAATAACCAGTCACTATAGACTGAATATTAGCCGGAGGGGTTGTGGCTGTAACCGATATCCTGCCGCTAGTATCACTCACGGCAGCACCAATAGTGATAGAAGTCTTAGCGTAAATAATCGTTAGGCCATCAATTGTTAAAGTCCCAGAACCACTTGTCGTGAAGGTATCACAATAGATACGGTTAGCAAGATTAGCTGTTGCAGTAGTAATAGAAATATCCTCTGTGCAATCTGGTAAGAAAATAGGGATATCAACATTTTGAGTAATAACTGTACTACTATTATTATCACTAATTAGATTATCAGTAGTACTTGGACGTACGCCCGGTAGACTCAAATAGCCCTTAACCGCTGGAACTGTAATTCTTGATTGTGTTGTATCTGACGCCATTATAATCTCCTAAACTGAATACCACCCACTAGCTGAATCATAGTACAAAGTAACATTAACAAAGTCCGTTAATATCTGATCGTCACCATCTCCATCAATATTATTACCATTACCAGCAATCGTAAAAGTATTAACTTCTGTGACTGAATCACCAACTACAAAGAAAGTTAAAGCAGTACCATGAGTTGGGCTAGCCTCTAATGTAACTGTAATAGCGCCGCCACTAGCATCAATACCATACACGCCAGGAGCAACAGCATTAAAATCACCAGTCTGAATACCACGATAAGTCTGAGTTAAAGTTAAAGAACCAGCACCGCTAATCTTGGAATCAACTTCCGAAGATACCTGGTATTTATTAGCACTAGTCTCAGAACCTCTATAAAGATCAGAACCGCTAGTATTATCATATATAGTGTTTTGGCCTGCTACTAAAGGTGCAATTGCATTAGTTTTAATACCACCATTAAAATTCTGACTAGCAGTAAAAGTAAAAGTATTACCAGTTTGAACTACCGTTCCATCATTTAAAGCTGCTATAACAACGTTTAAGCCAGATCTAATTAACTCTTCGTTATCGTTCTGTTCAGTAGCATCTATCAGTTCTTCATTCTGATATTCTTGCCTTGAGCCAACTTGAGTTAATGTCGTAAGATCACTCATATACTTATTTTATCACTAGTTTATAGGACGTCCTCGGAGTGCTCTACCTTGAAGCGCCCTGCCTCTAATTGGACTACCCTGCATAACCCTACCGCGGATACCACCTTCACTCTTGCCGCCTTGATTATAAGCACCTCGTAACGCAGGTTTAACATAAGGACCAATAAATGGAATATAGCGAGTAGAATAAATATCTTCAAGACCCTTCTTACCTAAGATTAAATTACTGACATCATAACCAATATCAGCACCTGCACTTATAGCAAGAGGTGGTAAGGTTGCCACGCTAGATGTAATAGCACCAGCCATATCCCTAGAGCTAGAAGTAGGACGGCTAGCTACATAACCAATCTGGTTTAAACCAATCGTATCCATGAAAGCTAAAAATGCTTTATCAACTACACTCTCATCTTCCCTGCCTTTTATCTTATCCTTCGCGCTTTCTACAGAATAACTAATTAATGGAGCAATAGTTAAATACTTTAATAACCCTTCTACATTACCTTTACGTGCATCCTTGAGAAGTTCATTGTAAATATAGTCTTGTCTTTTAACAGCAAAGTTTTGTAAATCATATAAGATCCTAGCTTTTGGATTATCCAAGTAAGCTTTAGGTTTATCAGCTAAACTAGTTGGCCTCATTTCTGCTATCTCATAAAGAGTTAAACTCTTGGTATTAAAATTACTCTCCCCATCACGCAATGATTCAACTAGATTATTCATTTCATCTTTAGTGAACACATCACCATACTTTTTAACTAGTTGATTTACACCCTTGTCTGTTTTAACAGCCTTGCGCCATTTATCCAAAGAAGCTTGCCCTAGCCCCTCAGCACCAATCTTATCTACCCAACCTAATGGTTTTAAAACAAAGTCTATATAGCGAGCTTTCTTAGAAGGATCTACTCCATATATCTCATCTAGATTATTCTCAAGTCCTAAGTCATTTAACTTATATTCAATACCACTTGATTTACCTCCTGATAATTGAGATAATATTGAATCCCAATATGTCTTCATTGCTCGCCTTACACCATGTCTTTGCATTGTAGGAGCAATATCTTTGATCTGAGTCATTACGGAATTAAGGTTACCCAATATAGCAGAATAACCCCAATTAGAAAGATCTTGCATAAACTTAGGTTTATTAATACGGCCCTTCACATATAAAGAATTCAATAAATCCTTATAGCGAGAAGCATTTGCTGGATCTAATTGCTTAGACTGGATTAAATAATCTACTTTCTTTTCAATTAAGTTAGGTATTTGATCTGACTTTAATAATTCTCCAGCAACTTCTTTAAGCTGCTCATCCTCATAACCAGCCCACTTACCCTCTTCTAATTGCTGTTTCTTAAGCTTATCAAACTCTACTTCAATATCATCATCAGTTATAACCTTACTGCGATCTTTGATCATATTGTCCTTATATAAAGATCTACGAGCTTCTTGTTCTAATTGCCCAGGCGTTCCTTCGATACCCTCATCTTGTAATCGTTTTACTCTATTTTTAACTTGCCTCATAGTCGGCTCATACATAGGATCTTTCATCTTCAGTAATCGAGCCTCTTCAATATTCCGAGTCATGTCTTTAATATATTCATCCAATGCAGTAACCGGGTCCACATAGTACTTACTCATCTCACCAGTGATCTTGTCAATCTTACGGGCTTTAGTATGACCAGACCTTCTGATTGCCTGATTATAATTACGCATGAAACTTTCTAATAATTGAGCGTTTTCTCTTGGAGTTAAAGGACGATCTAATTCTGCCATCTTACGAGCCTGCTCTTGTGCAAACTCAGACTTGGTTGCATCATCCAATTTACCGAAAATCTTTTTCTGGAATTGATCTGGATCTTTCACATAACGAGCCCAGTAATTCTCTTTGATATTCTCTGGCTTAATAATACCCATCATGATAGCTTCATCACCAACTTCACTATAAACTTTTAAAGCGTTATCAAACTCTTTCAACAGATCATCACCATTCTTTTGGGCCCTTAAAATTGCCCTTGCATTATCGAAGTCCTGATTACTCACCGCAAGTTTAAATATTTCCTCATCTGTATTTTTACCAATGGTTTTCTTTCCAAGGTTTTTAATACGATCACCCAACGATTGAGCACGAAAAGCTTTTGTATACTCTCTACCAAATCTACGAGCCTCGGTTCCACGAGCACCTGTCTTAATTAACTGATTATTTTCCTTACGAGCAACCATCTTTCCAAATGGACTTAACCTCTCTAACTCCCTAAAGATAGGTTCTCTAATTTCTCTATAAACCTGCTTAGCCTCATCAACCTTCTTACCAGTCCCCTCAACTAGTTCACTCATTTTGGTTTTTACTTTTTCTTTCAACCCAATAGGAGCCTCTTCTTTAAAAGCTAAAGCTACATCCTCTTCATAAGCTTCCTTCGCCTTCTTATAATCATCAGCCCAATCTAATGGCTTATCATCTAAGTCCACAGTCTCATCCAGAATTTCTATTTCACTCTTAGGCTCTTCTATAGCTGCCTGGAGATTCTCTTCTTCTAATTGTTTTTGGATTCTACGCTGTTCTTCAAAAGCATTCACTTCTTCTAACTGCTTAGCATTAACATCAATAGCCTGCTTAGCTTTCATATTAGAAGTTTTATTTAAATTAGTTATCACACCTTTAACATCTTTGATAACCATTGGATCAGCGATAGATAAACCACCACCAAAAGCTGCACCCCATAAAGCACTATCTGCTTCCATCTGACCAAATCTTTCTAAATCCACATTGCCATCATCATCTGTAGATTCAGCAAGATTATAACCAGTATCTCCAACTATATTTGCAACACCAGCACCAGTACCATAGGCAGCTACCCTACCACTCGCCCTTACTGCATTACCTAGAACACCTTGCCCTAGTTTCATGTTAGTAAAAAACTTACTTGCAGTATTAGCCACAGCCGCCTCAACAGGAGCTGCATATAGTAGATTCCTAATAGCACCAATCTGCCCAAGACCTACACCACCAGCTAAACCACCAGCTAACATTGCAGCCTGAGCAGCTAAGCCACCTTCCTGTAAAGTCTTCGCTCTATCTTCTTCACTCACTAACCTTGGCAGTCTAGTGTATTTAGCACCAGTAAACTTACCAGGGATATTGTATAAAGTCTCAGTTAAACCAAGTGCTAAATCTGGAACCCCAGCAGCACCTTGCACAAAAGCAGTACCTACATTCTTTAAACGATTAAGACTATCATCGCCTTCAATAATTTCAGACTCATCATATTCTGTTAATAACTCATCTGTCCTATCTAATGGATTGAAATTATCATCATCGGTTTGTCTTATATTATAGTAATTGGCTACCATTTTTAAAACTGTAATTCTTGTTCAATGTAATTACTCGGCCCTTCACCTGTGATTTGATCAAAGAAAATTGTTTTACCTGGAACCTCTTCATCTTTTCTAAAGATCGGTAAACCAATGAAGCCACCAACCTTTTTCTTTGTAGCAGGAGTTGTTCTAAACTCAGGCAATGTACCTTTCTTTTGGAGATATCTAGCTAAACGAGGTAGGTCCGACGGAGAGACAGTGCTTTCATCAATACCAGCTTGCATTAAGATACCTGGAGACGTAGGGAACATTCTATACTCCCCGGCTTTCTTATCATACTTGGCTGCCTGTGGACTAAGCATCCCACCTAAAATCTCTTTAAACTCTTCTTCCTCTTCACGTTTTCTACGAAGACTATCTTGGTAATCAATTCTATCCAATAAAGCATCAGATTGTGTTTGAGCCCTTTGATTAGCGAATTCACCTTGCAATAATAGCTTACCAGTAGCACTTAACTCACCAGTAATAGGATCAACCATATCCCCCAGTTGGCTCAATGTTGCATTATCAGAGCGACCAAATACATCACGCAATTTCTGACCCTGTCTATAATCAGTATATGACTCAGCACCTTGCTTTAATGCTTTACCTAATCTTGCTAATAATGGCTTTCTTACTCTTGGCATAATCGTCTCCTAGTATAAATAATCCTCAGTTAGAATACGGCCCTGGTTATTAGCCCTATCTCTTTCTACATTAGATCTAAGTTCAGCTTCTTTTTGAGCTAAACTACCAGCTTGATAATCAGTAACTCCACCATACTGTGTTGGTGAAACAAATGCTCCAGATTGGAATTGGCCAATAGTACTAGGACCTCCTAATTGAGATTCACTAGCTAGAATATCTCTAATATTTTGTGATCTTAAACCAGCTCTATTCTTTTGCATTTGAAGTAAATTACTTCTTAAACCTTTAGTAGTAGCATCAGCAAAAGCTTTTGGTGCGATCGAAGAACTTAAGAATCCAGTATCTTGTAACTCACTAAAAGTACTACGATTAATATCCTTGCTTATATCTTGGAGTTGATCAATATCAGCAGCTAATAGATCATCCATCCCAGAATCTAATGCTTGACCGCCTAGTATATCTCTTACTCTTCTACGATAATCTAATCCCGATTGAGCATCTTGAGTAAACTCAGGCAATAACCCACTTGATGCTTCCAGTATATCTTCAGTAAATCCAACCTGTGGATCAGTTAGAACATCACGCTCCCCTCCACTTACAAAGTCACCTTCATCATATTTAATTCTTCCATCCTTAACACTGAAACCATAATCTGATCCCTGTTGTCTTAAGAACTTTTTAAACCCTTTAATATCACCAAGTTTTTTCTTATCATTACCCGCAACTTGTGCAGCTTTTTGAGCAGCCTTAGCAGCAGCTTCCTCTGGTGAGAAACCTTTACTTGCATAATACTCAGCTAGAGCAGATTCAGCAGATTCAGATTTACTAGGTCCACTTAACCCCCTAGTTGAACGATAAACATTCATGGGGTCATCTAACTTATCACCAGCAACATCATAAATATCATCAACTCTATCAGAAGCAAACTCTATATCTTCTTTAGTTTTACCTGGGACTACTTCATCATCAAATAAGGTATCAACTAGACCACCGGCAGCTCCCACAATAGGTGCAACTTTACTAGCCGTATCTAATATTTTATCCGTTTTAGACACATTCCCGGTAAGTGTTCTAGGCTGCGCCTTATTCTTCTTTCTGAGCTTTAGCCTGCGTTTTTTAGCCATATTATCATTCTACCATCAGTTTCTCTGACCCAATGGCTCATACCTTATGACGATCTTATGGATAGTTAGATCCTGAGTAGTAGACGTATGTTGGAATGTTAGCTTCAATAACTTACCAACCCTATTAACAATCTTGAATGGTTGAGATCTAAATGGTTGACCAGCCTTAGAAGTATAATTACCATCATTATAATCAGTTACATCATACTGAGCTTTAGTATTAGCCTCAATAGTTACTGGCACACTACCAGATTCTCCAGACTCCCATAAATGGAAGACGGTTAAATCTGCACCAGTCGTTGAACTAGCATATAAAGTTATGTCAATAATTCGCTTTTTATTCTTAGGTAAAGCAAAGTCCAGTGTCGGTATTTGATAAATTGATTTATTGGCGTTGCCAGCGAAAGAAATCCCGCTATTGGCTTTATATATCTGATTTGGAGATAAGATATAAAACTCATTATCTGAATCTATTTCAGCAGCGCCAGTGAAAGTAAATGGGGTGAAGTTATCTAACTTAGTCCAGGTCTCATCCGGATTAACTCCATCCTCATAATTTAATACATAAGCATTATCTGATCTACTAGTTGCATTAGCTTTAGGGAAAAAGAAATACAACTCACCTTTAATTCTATGGTTCTTTAAAGTACCACGTCTAAATACATCTAAATCTAAATTCTGGAAGGCTGGGAAAATTCGGTCCGACAAGCCCTTAGGTTTAACCTGTAATGATTCTTCAATCTTACTAAGCCTATAAAGCGTCTTCTTGTTAGAGAAAAAGAATAAATCATTATCACCCTTAGGAGCAATAAGGAATGGAGAGATGGCACCAATACTCTCAGTAATAACATCAAAATCAAAGACAGGTGCGTTATACCCACTAGAAGGCGGGTTATTACCAGTCAGTCTCACTAACCCATTTTCACAAAAGACTATCAATTCTTCATCACCAATAACGCCGAGTCCCACTATATCTGAGCTTACAGGCACATCAACAAAGAAACCAATATTAGTATTAGCAGCAGTATTATCACTAAATATAGTGGCAAAACCTGTAGTAGCACCACTACGGAAAGCGTTTGCCTTAGTTACAAATAACCTTCTTCTATTACGAGAGTCTGTGACCCACCATCTATTTTTAAACAATATTGAACTATAAGGATTACCAATCTCAATTTGAGTTGGGTTTGAGGATGTTGCATAATAAGCAGATCCTAGGTTATTAGCATCATTATTATCGTCCACATAATTAAAAGGCCAATTAGGTTCATAAACAAGATTCTGATCCAATAGGATAGGTCTATTAGCTCCATCGGTTAAGGCTAAGTAATCACCAACTTGAACCCCAAAAGCTCTGCCGTTGCTAGTCCAGCCCCTATATCTACCCTGTGGTTGCCCAGGATTAGATATATCACCAAGCTGTGCATATTCAAAGTTACCAGTAGCCGGATCAATGATTACAATATCAGGATAACTAACAGAAACAAATCTAAAACTACCATCTAGTAATCTATAAGGAATCAACTCTTCCATATAGAAATGATCAGGATATGAATTATCTAATGCAGTCCACCCTCCTACCTTTGACATACCAGTAGCACTGATTTCAAAGTTCTGCATATTAGGGGATTGATTGATGGGTAAATCATTCTCATCATCCCTTAGGTTTATACCACCATTAAAAGTATCAAGCTCTAGTGTTGGAAAGTTCTGTACCATTAGAATCCTCTATCACCACGTCGAGACTGTTTGGTATAACGATATAAGCCTTTCTTGCGGTAATTAGATCTATTGCGTTCAGCTGCCTCTTGAAGATCCCTGTTTAAGAAGTTCTGATAAGTAACCTCGCTCTTTCTCTCATCACCATCATCTTCTAGTAACCGAGCATAAACACCTTCCACTAAAGCCTCTTGAACTTCAACAGGTAAAACCATATCAGTCTCAAGATTGTTAGTATCAACAGTTTTAATAACACCTTGATATCTTAAAGTCATCTGATAAGCAGCATCTGGAACTGGCAGTACTTTCACTGCATTATCCTGCACATAATAATAAATTGGCTGAGAATTTGAAGTTAATCCCTGTTTCAAATCATCAGCCTTGGTTGGAGATATTAAAACAAGATCATACTTTCTGTTAGTAGAAGTATCAATGTACTTAACTTCCTTCAAAGCATTAATATCTAAAGTTGTAGATAAACCACTAGTAGGAATAATCTCATCCCCAATAACTAAAGTTACATTTACAATATTAGAATTCCACTGCCAGTTTTCTGTCTTCTGATAAACCGTTGCAAATATATCGTTTAAAAAGTCTATATTGTTACCCTGACCACCAGTATTGCGAGTCAGAGACAATGCAGATATTTCGCTCTGACCATTGCGTTTACGGGCACGATTCAAGATCTGCAATGGAGTTACCATACTTTAATTATACTAGACGTTTACTTCTTAGCAGCCTTAGGCTTAGACTCTTTTTTCATCTCAGTAGTAGCCTTGTTGATCTCATCAAGAAGTTCTTGTTTCATCTTAGCTATCTCATCTTTCTCAGCCTGTAATCTCTCTCTTTCAGCCTTAGCTTCTTCAAGAGCCTTTTCGGCTTCATATTGAGCCTGCAACCTTTCTTTCTCAGCAGCTTTCTCAGTAGCCTGTTGACTGCGAGCAGTATTCATTAGACTAGTTTTCTCAGTCACCTTAATCTCTTTATACTTCTCTTTAATCTTAGCTACTAGTTCATTATCTTCATCTTCATTGGCTTTACGCTTCTCATAGATACCCATCATATCTTGCACTTCAGCTTCTGTTACCCATGGAGTAGCACTAGTATCATCTCTACCTAATGAATCACGGGTATATCTTTTACCCATATCAATTAATCCATCAGCAATAATAATATCTAGCATCCATACCGGTAAGTGGAAGTTAGCCTTATCGCCATACTCTTGCACTTGGAAATCATCAAAAGTCGGTACATACCTTATAACCTGAGCATGCCCCTTCTTCATTAAACCTAGTTGACCAGTAATATCTTTTCTATACTTAGAATAAAATCTCCATAGATTCTCATCATCCATATATTGAGTTGTTACCCTAAACCATGGAGTATCTTTCCATGCTTTCTTCTCAGGGTCTTTCTCCCCAGCAAATACAAAATGCTTAAACTTAGGGTCTCTATCATCAGTTGGAATATCACCAACACTAGTTAACTGTAGTGGATCACCAAATGATTTAGTGATATAAACATTCTCTTTTCTTTCAATATCGTATTCCCATCCCGATACATCATCTTCTACTATTAAATTTCCATCACGACTTATAAATGGCATTATCTTATTCTCCTATTCTTTTAGTCTTATAACTTTTTACTATATAAATAAAAAGGCGGGACCCGAAGGACCCACCTTAATATTACGCGTTATTACTTTTCTTGTAAAGACTAAGCAACAAGTCTAGCAATATTCTTTCTATGAACCATAGCATTTGAATTTGCAGGACAAGTAGTATAACCAGTTACATACATACATTTAGTATTGTGACCAGTTTTACCAATGTTTACTTTGTCGAAGAAGTAGATGAACTTATGCTTAATATCAGCATTAGCTGCCATCATGAAGTAATCGTTATCTTTAACACCAGATGAAACTTTAACGTTTACATAAGCGCCGTTAGCGATAAGACGAGTACCCCAAGATCCGAACACTCCATTAGCCTGAGCTGATAAAGCCTTCTCATCTCTTTCTAGTCTGATGAACTTGTTGATATCACCAAGAGTTGCCTCTGATACATACATATCAACTTCACCCAATTGACCTTCGTTTCTATCGAAAGACATTAAATCAGTTAGAGCACCTGTATCTCTCATGAACTCTACATCTTTGATTATGTCTTTTTCTGAAACTGGAGTTACTGATCCATTGTCAGGTGTTCTACCACCATTAGCACTAATGAAAGTGTTTAGACCAGCAGCCTTAGAATCAAGACCCGAAGTGATTGTGTTACCTTGTCTAGTTGCAGCACCACTACCAGCAGCTTTCACAGAGTAGAAAAGTCCACCCTCTAGTTGCTTAAGGTTTTGCACATAGAACTTCTTCTCGATATGAGCGATTTGAGCTTCGTTCATACCAACTGTATCCCACTTGTTCTCTTCGTTACCATCAGCAGATTGAAGTCTGTGATAGATGAAAGTTGGGTAGTTGATATCAGTTTTAGATAACTGGAACTCATCTCCACCAGATGAACCGAAGTCCTCACCGTAAGTACCATACTTAGTTAATCTAAGAGTAGTACCACTAGCGACGTTAGCGTCAGAACCGAAAGCTAAAGTGCCTAGGGTTGCAACACCAGTACCAGTATTGTAAGCAGTGATTGGGAATACTAATGAACCATCAGTAGTCTCAATGTAAGTAATGTTTGGTGTAATCTTGAAATCATTAGCATTAGTTGCTACGTTCAGTGTCATTTGACCATCAGCAGCAGTATATGCAGATGCAAGAGTAACTTCATTCTTAGAAAGAATTTCGTTATACCAGATTTCTCTTGAACCCATACTACCAACCATATATCTGTATTTGTTTAGATACGGTGTATAAGTAGCAGATAGGATATCAAGGGTTGAAGCCACGCCTTCGTCGAAGGTTTGACCTGTTGTTAATGTTAATTCAGCCATTTGTTAACTCCCTTTATGTTTACTTTGACCTACTACTTCAAAGTACCAAAGGAATTAACTAATTTAATTTCCGTATTTTAGAGACTAGAATTTAATTTCTTTACTACCACCAGACTTCATTTTACCTCTGACATAAGCACTAGCTAGTGATGGGGGTAGTTTGCCGCCTGACTTCTTAGCAAGTTCTATTGCCTGTTGGTCTAACTTATCAGCACTAACCTTAGGTCTTGTTGGTGCAACTGTTGTTGGAGTAGCAGTCGTACCGGCTTGGACACTAGGAGTTTTAGCCTGTGGCGGTACATAATCTGGTCTTCTTTTGTTAACTATCTGCTCAATCTTTCTAGAATGAACTTTAGCAATCTCTTTAATATCACCAGGATAAACAGTACCTAATTTATTAGCTACTTTATCAAGCATGGCCTCAAAAGTATCTTTGATATAAGCATCAAGGATTGGATCATTCTCTGGGTTAACTCCCGACTTTTCAAGACTCGCATAAAGAGTAGACTCATAATTTTCAATCTCACGGTTAGTAGCTGCTTCTACTTGAGCTGTTTGTTGTTTAGTACTCTCATGTTGTTGAAGACTTTTCTGAACTATTTGTTGAATCTGCTCAGGAGTCATATTTTGATATGTCTTCTCTGCTGTCTCTTCTTTAGTTTCAGTAGTTGAATCTTCTACATAAGGCTCAATGGCCTCTTTAACTATTGCCTTAATATCTTCTTTAGTCATAGAAGGTTGAGCTTTCACTTCATCTTCTACAGCTTCATAAATATGTTTAAGTGATAAAGGTTCTTTAGTTTCAGGTTGAACTTCTTCTTTAACTTCTTCTTTAGTCTCAGGTTGAGATTCTTTAACTATATCCTCAATGCTTTGGATATCAGGATCAACTTGAGCCTCTAGATTCTCTTCTACTTTTGGAGCCTCTTTGGTCTCAGGTTGAGCTTCAGGTTTAGCATCAGCAAATTCTGCAACTGCACCCTCCCCATCAATATCTTCTGCTATCTGGTTTATTAAACCTTCTCTTGTAAATACTTGGTCTGCCATTATTTTCTCCTATTCTTCGTCTTCATGAAATCCACCCAGCTCTGAATATAACTGTGTCATCTCACGTTTTAGATAGTATAAACGGGCCATCTCATTATCTGGCTTATTTATACTTACCTTCTTAAGTCTACATTGGTTCTTAATATGATTCAAGATGAAGCGCCATTCACTAGGGCATTTATTCTCAATACTCTCACGAGCTTGATCAAGCTGTAATAAGTATTTTTTTCGAGCTATCTTCTTCTCTTGGTCTGTTCTATTGTTCTGCATTCTGTTGTTGCTGCTGCTGCATTGCCATTGATTGCATTGCTAGTTCTTCTTCTGTTCTATTAATCTCTTCTTCTGATTTTTTCACATTCTCATATGAATGTCCAATAGCTGCCATGTATGGACGTAGAATCTTAGATAAATCTATCTCCCTTCTCTCTTTAGCATCAGGAGGTAATTTACTCAATAAATCATAAAGCTCAAGGGCTGCTCTTCTAACCATTGCTTTATTTAAAGTTGTCTTAGAACCTAATACGATAACATCAGATTCGTTAATATCATCAGTAAGTAATAAGTAGTATAGATAATCAGATGGTGGGATTGGCTCAGCAATCTCTTCAACCATAAGCTCAAGTTTATCCATCTTATCAAGTAACTGCTCTTGCATTGCTGCTAAATCATCACGGTTCTTTTTCTGAACTTCATAAAACTCTTGGCGAGCTGTCTCAACCGATGATCTATCAAAAGTACCCTCATCAGGTTCTTGAAACTTCTGGAATGGTGCCTGTAATCTTTCTTGGATACTAGCGAGTTGTGCTCCTACTCTTTGGTATTGAGCTATATACTTATCATTCTTTTGCTTACGTTTAAGTTCACCCTTGAAGTAATCCTCATATTTATCTTGGATACCAGTAGTAAGTAAGAGTCTTTGATATAAAGGATTATTATCAAGAACTATTTGATAAGCTTCTTCTTCACTAGTCTCATAGTCCATTAATGGATCTAATTGTCTAATCAACTTAACCCCTTCTTCTACTTGAGTTTTAAGTTGATGGATAGTTATAGCGAGTCTTCCACAAAGCATTGGCTTAATGAAACCCTCATCTATTAAACCAGCTGCATCATTGATTCTTAAACCACCAGAATCCATTTGTTCTTGTAGTTCAAACTTGGTTCTTCGAGAAGCTGGTCTACCACCTAGTTGTAGCTTAGTCATACCACTAGCTTCTTCAACCATATCGGTTGTAAACTTCAAGAAGTTTTGGACAGCAGCAATTCTATTTTCATAACCAGGGATAGTCAGTGGAGTTATTTCCACATCCTCATACAACGCTCCGCCTTTAAATGGTTCAATTGGTGTATCCTCAAGATCATTATCACCAGATCTAGCGTTTAATGGAGGGTCAGCATTACGATCAGTATCACGGGCCATTGCCGAAATTAATTGGTTTTGTATTTGTTGGAATACAAGGAATGGGATTAATGGTCCTCTACCCGAAGGTTGTCCAGGTAGAGTCTCATCAAATGCGGCAAACAAATTTCTAAACTCTTTATAGGTTACATCTTTAACAGCCTTAACAACGAACACACTGTTATGACCATGCCTACTTAAAACATCAGGATCAGCATTACCTTTAATAAGAGGTTGATAAGCGATAGTTAACATCACCCCAGTCTCTACTAGATCCATTTCTTCACGAGTTTGACCCTCTACAAATAAACTAGGGATCCATACTTCATGGAAACGCATCTTGCCCCATGGAGCTTCATAATCTTCATACTGCTCAGATCTTTGAGTTGGAGTTACAAAAGGATCATTTTGAGTTTCATCATAAGAGGTCCAAGGTTTAAATTGTCTCAATAAAGTTTGATCAAGATCTTCTCTTCTAAGAGCATCAACATAATTTAAATCATATCTATAAATATTGACTGACTTATGCCACTCATCAGTAATTGGATAAATACCAAAATCTCTAAGGTGAGGTACTTTGAGATCAACGAAATTCTCAATTGCATCATAACAAAGAATACCTGGAGTTGCTCCATAAGCACAGGCCTGAGAAATACCTTTCCTAATCTTAGGTTTGATTTTGAAGTTCTCATTCTCTACATGAATATTTCTTTCCCAGCATTTATTTAAGACAGGGAGGAAACCTTGAAGTCCCAACTCAGTAGTTAGTTTACTTCTACGTCTATCAATACTAAACCAATCATCAGTATCAGGGATTACAGCCTCTTTCATATGAGTAACCCATCCCTTCCATACCTTGTAGATTAGCGGAGTATAAAGACTTGAGAACTCATCAGTTTCATTAACGGTCTCTTCATCTATCTGGGCTCTTACAATATCAGAACCATCAGCAACATTAAATATCTGGCTCTCCAAATCAACCTTATCAGTGGGAGCAGAATCAACAAATGTTTGCTTTAAAGCTAAATCAACCCTATGATAATCAGCATCTCTCTGTTCGTTTTCAAAGATCTCATAGATCATTTGATATGCCAAGTTGTTTACCTGGTCACGTTGGTAATCTGAAAGAGTTGATAAATCAAATATTTCCATTAGCTTTTTGTATCTTTCAACATGAGTAAGGTTACTTTCTGAGTGAAAGCCGCAGCTCCCGTCCCAGCTATTACAACCTTAGCTCTAACATATCTATTGAGTGTGTTCTGAGCGTTGTTATAAGTTTGCTGAATTAATGACGATGATGTTGAATTACCTAAGACTTGAGTGAAAGAATGGAGAGTGGTAATTCTATAGGCATCAGCAAAATCACTTTGATCAGATTGCTCAATAGAGACATCCAATGTTTGACCTGCACTTCCTGATAAAGTATCAATCAACAGTTGGAAGGTAACACTACGACTATCTTTAGTATTAAAAGATTGAGTCATAGTAGTACCATCCGTTGAATAAGTTGGCTTATCCAGTAGTGCTGTTGATGAATCAGCCATTTAATTTTTCTCCGAAACAACTTGAAGGAATAACTCTAAACTACCAGCAGTTAATGCTTCAACTGCAACTGTAGCCACTGGCGCACGTGCTGCTGTTGTTTTTTCAGAAGCATTAGCCGTTGTACCAGTTTGGATAGTTTCGTGAATTCCAGCATCCCAAACATTACCACCAGCAGAGATTGCAGTAGCTGCTACAATACCAGCTGCATCATCAGTTGGGATTCCAATTGCGATTGTCGCTGCATCTGTTGATGAAGTAAATGTAGTTGTTACCTCATAGAAACCTCTAAGAACTCTTGAGTTATCTGGGATTTGTGGTCCTCTTAGTGTAATATCACCGATTGCACCACCATCAGTATCGAAATCTAATTCATATCTAGTGAATGCACCAAGTGCTTGAACTACACCATTTTGAACGATATACGTTTCTTTTGTAGTATCGTTCATAGCGATAAACGCTTGATCTTGCTTAGCTAGTGAATCTAGAACGATTTCACCAGTAGCACCAATATCTGCCGGATCGGTAAAGCTAACTAGCTTCCCATTATTCGGCGTATCTAATAAACTTACAGTCATCTTACTCTCCTTGTTAATTAAGCCTACAATAATATTAAAGCATACTTTTTAGACCCTAAAAGACCTTCTCATCGGCTTAGGTCTTTTCTTTTTAGCTTTACGAGCTTCCATGTCTTCATCACGTTGTTTTCTAGACTTCCATCTCCATTGAACAACCCACCTAACTGTATCCATAAAGTGATCATGGAAACCATCTTTCTCAACTTCAATAAGCTGACCCTTGTAACCCCTATTGCGCATATGCTTCATATCCTTAAGGGTATAGCCATACATAAAGGCTTTAGGTATTACTCCGTACTCTTCTTTGCCAACTTCATTAATAAAACGACCAGCCGACGGGTTAACAATCAATTGATGAGATTGTCCGATCTTATTAGCACATAAATCATTAAGAGCATAAATCCCTTCGATAGGCTTACATGTCTTATTACGATTAGTAACTCTCTTCTTAAATTCCTTCTCTACCTCTAAACCACCAGGATCAGCATTACCATCGCGAGCACCCTTGAAGCCTGATGGATCACAGAAGATCTTATAATCATCTCTCCACCCATCAAAATGTTCATCAAGAAAATTAAGGGTTCTTATTATGAATGCTGATAATCTCTCACGATAAACCATTAATCCATCATGAATTACAAATCTATTAAACGTATCCGGCTGACTAAATGTTACAGCTGGGAAGTTACTACCAAAGTCAAACGATATATACAAAGGCTGAGTATTATCATATCCATTTGGATATAATTCATGGTAGGGCTGACAATGTAGGGTTTCATCGTATTCCCAGATAGCTCTATCACCTTTAGGGAAATTAAACTCACCCTCGTATTCTTGGAGCCAAGTAAAGGTATCAACACCGGATTCACCTGGGATCGGGACTCCATCCGGGGTAGTCCCATATCTTTCTTTGTAATACCATTCAATAGTTCTCTTGTAGGGATGAGCTTTATAGTGGCATTTAATTACTAGATGGTTGAACTCATTATCAGTTATACTTAGTCCTTGCATCAACTCTTTAAACTGAGATCCTTCTTTGATCTTCGTTAATTCCTCGAACTTAGTCCCCGGAAGTGGAGAAGAGATTATTGCGGCCCTACAATCCTTACCTTCAAGTGCAGGCTTTAATGCAGCAAGGTTTTCTTCACAGTGAGTTTGGAAAGCAAACTCGTCATAGATAGCGTTAGTGATAGTATCACCACGACACTTATCAGCGCCGGAGGGAATACTAGATAGTTCAGAACCAGTATCGGGATTTATGGCAGATTGAGATAAAAGATGAGCTCCTTCCTTCAAGTTTGGATAGAAACCAAATCTCATATCAAGATTTTGTAGTGTGTGCCGTGCTCTTCTTCTAAAAGCTTTTTTTGCTTTAGCTTCGGAGATTGAAACAAATATATTGTCAGACTTATCTTTAAATAGGAACTGATGTGGTAAAACTCCGGAAAAGAAAGTATGAGTTTGAAGCTGTCTTCTAGTTTTTGGAATTATAATTATTTTGTTTTGAAAATATAATTGAACAATCAACCTTAGGTATTGGAATGGCGGGAATGGTTTGACAGTGCCGTCAGATTCATCCATTGTGTAGACCTGCTCTGTCATCCACAACCAAGGATCATGCTTCCATTGCAGAAACTTAAACATTGAGAATGGGACCTCTTCATCGTTAAGCTCTGGTACTCTTACCTTAGTTGAGAAAACTTCATCGGGAAATCTTTCTTGATGTGATTTTATAATCTTTGACATAAATTGTCCTTCTTTTAGTATACTGTAACTAGTGAATAAAAAACAGGCTAGGAGTGATGCTAAATTTCTTTTTGAAAAAAAAGGTTTAACTAAAGCTGATATTGCCCGTAAGTTAAGTGTAACCCCTAACACTGTTAGTAAGTGGGCTAAAGAGGATAGTTGGGATCCTCAGCCTTTACCACCAGAGAAATTAACTCCAGCGACAGAGCTATCAAAGATTGGCAAGCAAGATAAGCAAACAATTCTTCAACAAGTTGATCCATTATTAGAACTTAGCTTTGATAACTTATTTAGTAAATTAGAAGAAGAGAGTAGTACTAGGCAGTATAGTGGAATTAGGGATTATACATCTCTAGTTACTAAGCTAATGGAAATCAAAGGTAAGATCACAGGTGAGACTACTAATACTGAATTAGATGAGGATAGTATTAGAGCGAAGACCATGACAGAGTTTAAAGAGATGTTGGATACATTGTCTGACACTGGTAAGATCACTGGCAATTTAAAGCAAGTGAGTGGCAAGAGTGATGTTATTGATTTGGAGGAGTTCCAGGTTAAAGAAATAGAATAGGTGGTGAAGATGGAAAAAAAAGAACAGGATCGTAGTTTACTAGCGGAAAGCTTCAAGGATGAACAGGCTTATAATAAAATTAAGCGAAGGGGGCAAAAGCGGTTAGATAAATTCTTTAATGATCTAAGTGAAGGGATAGCTGGCTGGTTAGATGAGCTTAATGGCATTTGTTTAAAGCATGGCAATTATTTAAGCGCCGAAGAAATTGGCATGGCTCATGATAATTTCAGGCTATTAACAGAACTAAGAATTCATTTAATGGATGAGTCCAAATTAATACATGCGATTATGGCATTAAGGGATGAATTCTTTGAAAGAGACGAGAGGGTTAAGAAGAAGATTGAGCAATTCATAAAGATCACAGCATTAAATGAGCAAGATGTTGATGAACTATTGGAGATAGCGAAGAAGAGAAGAGAGGAAAGAGTTGGCTAATATCCCAAGCATTATAGTTGAGTTCCCAGTATTGGATGCTTTATGCAATGAATTGAATCGTAGGTCTACTGGTTTATGGTTTTATTTAATTATGAGAAGTAAAGATATGCCAATGAAGTGCCGTGATGTAATCAAGGACTTTGGTATTAGTAAAAGTGTTTTCTATGCATGTATTAAAGATTTGGAGAGATATAATTTATGTTTTGTGAAATATGGGAAAGTACATTTTTATAGGCATCAAATTGTTCTTAGACACAAGAAGGATAACTTTAAAGGGATGAGCATGGATCAATTCAGTGGCTTTGGAGATTATGGTGAGACTAATCGCCGTGCAATAAACGTGAGAGATTATGGCAAAAAAACAACAACATAAAAGTATTAAACTAGGGCACTTCCCTCTTTGGTTAGAAGTGTATATTGGTGGTCAAATTACCGACGTGCCTGTTAAACGCCTTATAAAGAAATTTGGGATTTCAGAAGATTTAGAAATTTGGACGACAAAGGAAACTAACGCGAACGGACGAATTTTTATGTCTTTAGATAGTCAGACTATTATTATGTGGGTAAAATCTCTAGATCCCGCCATTATTGCACACGAAGCAGTACATGTTGCTTTTTTTGCAAACGAGCGTTTAGGAGGCCTCTTTACTCCTGAATCACAAGAAAGCTGCACATATTTAGTCGAACACATAGTTAGAGAGATATTTAAAAAAAAACATGGCAAGGCGAGCTAATTTTAACTACAACCCAGATGAGTATGTAGAACTTGAAAATGATAGTGGAGTTCACTACATTCCGATTAAGGAAATCTTCAAGGATTATTCTCATAAATGGCGAGGTCAAGGATTATATATTGGGGATCTATGGTTTCCAATGGACCGAATTAGTACTGATGTATTAATTAAATACATGCGGGGCTTACAGAATAAAGCTCGCCCCACTGATGCTGACCAAAAGAAGATTAGATATTTAGCATGGGTAATAAAGTGGAGGAATCAAGATCCCAGTGAGTTGCCGAAAGAAGTGAGGGCTATCCCTCAACAATGGAAACTCGATGATATCAACGAGTATTGCATGCCGCCGGGTTTATTGGAGTTGAGTTTGCTTTATAGGCTGGCTATTCATATGGGTACAAAGGGTCAGATATTAATGCTGCATAGAGAGTTGAAGGCGCGGGGTTATGTTTACAGACCAGCAGAAATGATTGATGATGAGTATGTACCGGAGAGACTGGAGATCAAGCAGGATCATTTCACTCAGGATGAATTTAGCCGTTTGAAAAGGCGTGGTATTGAAAAAGGTTTTGAGGGTAGGGTTTAGCGGAGTATTGGCTTTTTCTCGACAAACAATTCCCTTAGAGCCTTATGTAGCTTAGAGTTTTTCTTGATATGCCCAAGTTCTAAATCACTCTTAACGGCAGCCTGTGCGTGTAAGTAATATTCTTTGTAGTTCGGATTATCCTCGTAGGCTTCTAGCCATCTTTTAAAAAGATAGTAATCGTCATATTCACTCATGTTCTTCTCTTATTTGTTGGTCAATATCATCGAGCGCATCAATTAGCTCATGGAATATCTCTCCTGGCGCCCGACCCGTATGTCTATCGATATACCATTTACCTCTATTAATCCTAGAGTAGACAGTATTTTTTAACCTTGCGAGTTCTGTAATAACTTCTTGTAGTGTTTTTATCATAATTAAAATCCAACATCATCCTCAGTCCTTCTTATGGGCTTAGGCTTTGGTTTAGTCAAATAATTATTACTAGCCTCATAAACCATTTGCCGTTTTTCATTAAAGAGAAGATTAAGTTCGAACTTTTTAATCTTAGGAGCTTGCCTAAATTTTTCAATAGTCAAAGTTGATTCTGGGCTTTGTAAGTCTTCCTTGTAGAGAAAAAGGATTAGGTCAGAATCAGTCTCAATATTACTAGTCCCTTTGAGCCAAAACTTTTGTGGTTTACCTCCTGATTTCACCCCCTCTCTATTAAATTGAGATAAAAGTATTACTGGTGTTCTATTAGTACGAGCAATATTTTTAAGGGTACTGGTGATTTCATCTAATCCTTCTTTTGGGGTTTGGTTTTTCCTATGGGTAAGTAAGTGTAGGTGATCAACGAACACAACGTCCACCCCAGTAGTTGTTTGTAGTTTTTGGTAAACAAGTTTTATAGAATCAATAGTAGAACTACCGTAGTCTATCCAAATGGGTAATTTTTTAAACCTTTCCCCAAGCTCTTCATATTCTTTTCTTAGGGTAGGATCTTTAAGCTCCCCATCTAGATCATCATAATTAATCTTATGTTGAGGATCTGCAAGCATTGGTAGTAGTTTCGGTACTAATTCTTCGGGTCCCATTTCAAGGGAGAAGTATAAGCATTTAAGTCCTTGTTGGGCGAGGTTATGTAGCATTTGAAGTGCAAAGGTAGTTTTCCCTGTCCCTGAATTAGCGGCGAGTGTAACAAGTGATATCTTACGAATCCCTTTAGTAGCTTCATCGAAACTAGGTAATCCTATGGGATATCCAGCAAGTCCTGTTGAACTTCGGGCATCAAGTTCAGTTTCATACATATTAACGGCCTGTGAAGCGTCAACTAATGTTGAGGGCCTTGGGGTAACAGTAGAGAATTCTCCAATATATTTGCCAGCAATAGCCTCAAGATCAGATTCATCTTCTTCTATGGACTGGTATAACTCAAGCCCCATATTGGCTAATTTTCTTTTAGCGGCCAATTCCTTAATTTCCTTAGCTGCTGGAGCGACGGAGTTAGGGAGGCAAGCTTTGTCGGTAATGGAGCTTAAATACGAAATAGCTGCAGTTGCATTAGCTTTTCTAAGTTGTTTATTGATATTAACAAACTCGATTTCAAGCCCTTGTTTGGCGATATCAACCATTGCCTGAAATATCTGCTGATGCTGGAGTGTGTAAAAATCTTCAGCCTTTAGACCAATATCACTAACTAGAAAATATGCATCAGGGTAGTGCATAAGGGCCCCTAAGAAAGGGACCTCGGTTCCAATCGGATCTTTCATTAATTATCTTCCTGTTCAAACTGCTGAGTCATAAATGCATCTTGCACTAATCTTTCAAGCATTTCACTATTACTCTTAGCCTTATGAATAAGGGTTAAATGTTTTAATTTTTCGAAGACCTCTATAGAGACAGAAAAATTCTTTGGTACCTTTTGTTTTAAATATTTTTCATCCATACGCATATAATCACACACATACGTAGCTACGTCAACACCTGCGTAGTTAAATAATTATAAAATAGTCCAGCCTTTTTTATGTATATTGGAGTAGGTAATGAGTTGTAGTTTTCTAAGGGTTTGCAGTGCATTTGCGATGGTATAGTGTGAGTAGAAGGCTCTATTTTTAATATCGGTGAGTGTGAGTGGTTTTTTATTTCTAGCCAATATTTTATAGACTTTAGTTTGTGCGGGGTTAAGGTTTGCGAGTATTTGTTCTTTATTCATAGTAGTTAAATAATTATTACGATAAATAACTAAGTGCTTCCAGGATATCATCTGCGGAGATTGGCCCAATGTGTTTTATTTTCATCAATTGTTTTTTATTCCGTGGTATTTGTTGTATTGTGTAGATTTTAGCTCTCATGAGGGCATTTATGGTGGGGGTGGAAAGTGGTAGATTCATGATTGAATTTACTCGTTCAGTTCTTAGTGATGCACTAAACAGGTATTGCATGTGTTGGATATAGGATTCTTCGTCGATATCGAAGAGTTTGAGGGTAATTTTCCTATGTTGTTCAAGCAGGCTTTTCTCATAGTTTTGACTTGGCTGGAAGTCTTTTAGTGCAACGATTTTATTATTCATAGCAATTTCCTCATATATTGAAAGTTAGATTGTGTACAGCCATGGAGTCCATGTTGTCTTATAATCTCATCATATTGAGCTTCAGCCTTATCCCAAGCGGAGAGGATATGGTGATCATAGTGATCTTTAAGGAGTTTGGTTATTATCAGCCAGCATTTTTTAATTGAAGAGTAGGCTATGAGTCCAAGTTTTCTAAGGACTTGAAGCGCATCAGCGGTAGTGGAGAGTGCATAAAAGGTTTGTTTTTTAATACTAGCGAGTGTAGGAGGTTCTTGATCAGCCTTGCGTTTATTGAGATTTTCCAATAAAAGTTTATAAATTACCCTTTGTGCCGGGTTTAATTGATGTAATATTCGTGGGTTTGTGTTATACTTTTTCATAGTATATAATCATCATTAATTAGGTTAACAGAAACCTAACAAGAAGTCCAGAGTAATAACTGGACTTTTTGTTTTTTTGGCAAATAAATTACCCGCAGAAGGTAGGTAATAAACCCATAACCCTCTCGCTCACCGGGATACAGAGAATTACTATTAAGCTTACTGTCTATACATGGTTGACAATCAATCCCCATATAACTTATTCTAATAATTATCAAGTAGAAGTGTATCTTCTAGTAATTAAATCAATAATTATTTTTTTTAATAATAGGTAGGTTCATTACAAAGGTCGTGAAAGTCACTTCGTTCCTAACCCTCCCAATGTAATTCACAGGAGTTTAGATGAAAAGCTTCATTCCATTACGCTTTTCTGGGGGTGATAAACCAATACACCAGCTCCTACCTCTCGCATTATAATAATCAATAGATAATTGATAGGTAGTACGCTACCGCGAATTTTAAACCAATGCATACAGCGATAACCGATCGCATGTACCTTAATAAGTACTGAAACTGTTAATAACTTTCTTATAGAAAAAGAGAAAGGGATGAAACGTGAGCATCTCATAGGGAGATGCGAAAGCGGAAAGCACCTTTAGGTGCGGGCGGTAAACCTACCCTTAACCCCGCAATAATCCCGGGAAGGCAAAGGCTGATCTCTCATCTCGAATTACTTCCCCGGTATTATCATCTATTAGAGAATAGGTTTTATTATCCTCATTTGCATGCCAACTTCTCTTTAACCTTGGTAATTTATACCTTGATTCGCTTGAATGAGTGGGATGAAATGGAGTCTTAAACTCATCAGTAAAATGTAAACCATCCTCCAACATAGAAGTCTTACCCTTACCATTACCATACTTCTTAAAATAACCGCGCATATCATACGGGGAATCAAAACCACCCGATCGTGACTGGGAAAC